TCCCGAAAAGGAATAAAATTTAGATTTTAATATGAAAGCAGGAACTATAAAAATATTAGGTGGATTAGCAGTTGCATATATACTTTTTTCATCCTTTAAGAAAAAAAATACTCTAACAGGAAGCGTAAAAGCGTTTATATATCAAGGTAATGCACCAACAGGAACAACGCAAGTATTTTCAAAAGAAGGTACCCAAGTATATGATAACAATTTTAATGTTATTTATACTTATGATACAGGCGGAATTGGTATGACAATGACAGGTACAAAAGGTACTGAAATGTTATCAGTTGTAATTGGTCAAAGTTTTATGAATGGTATTCCTGGATTTGTATTCAAAAATGATGTTCAAACCCCATAATATGGAAAATAAGAATCAAAATTTGTTATTATTGGCGTTAGCAGGAATTGGTGTATATTTTTATTTAAAAAATAAAAATGTACCGGCTCCTGTTGTTCCCCCAACAACCGCTGATTTACCAAGTCCTGTTGAAAAAATTATAACTCCTGTTGAGCCAATAAAACAGGCACCAATTTATGATGAAAGAGATCCTGTATATCAAGAGCCTATTATAAATGCACCACGCGTAGATGTTCCCCCACCGGCTAAAATATATGATGAAACAATGTACCAGGAACCAAGTCCTGTATATGATAATAACGTAGAATATGGCGGAAGTGTAACTGATTTTGTTAATAGTCAAGATTGGTTAAATATTTTAAATAATGAACCAATTGAATACGATTTTGAATTAAAAAGAAGATAATTATATGAAAAAAAATACATTGTTATTGTTAGGAATTATTGGATTAGGATATTATTTATATTATAGAAATAAAAAATCTATGAATGTTGCAAATAATGTACCAACCGGAACTGATCCAAATGCACCTGTAAATGATACAGGAGTGCCAAATGAACAAAGATTAAATTCAACTTCATATAGGGCATATTTTTCACTTTCGGGATATAAAAAATTAGGTAACATACCAAACACTATTTAATATGAATGATGTTAAAATAACCGCATTAAATTACGAAGTAGATTTTTATACCGTTGATGTTAGCCAATATGTAGGTGGTTATGCCTATAATGGATTAACTTTTATCAATTATGGTACAAGTACTGTAAGAATTGAGAATATTGTATTGCAACCAAATCAACAATTTGAGATTTCGGGTAATACAGGCGAGGTAACAACGCAAAGATTTTTCGTAAACTTTGGTACATCCACAACCGGAAACAACGTAGTTGTAGTTAGAAAAAGATATTTGAATGTTTCATAACATAAAATAATAAAAATGAGTTTAAGAGTTTATTACGAGGTATTAAATCAAAGAGGTACCCCTGCATTATTTACTGATACTTTAGCTAATAGACCTGCTTTTGGGTTTCAAGGTCGTTTATTTTTTTCAACTGATACTGGACAAATTTTTGAAGATACCGGTACTGCTTGGACTGTAATTGCAGATGCTGGTGCTGGTACTACTGGAACTTTACAACAAGTTACCACAAACGGAAATACAACTACTAATGGAATAGTAGTACAAGGCATTAATATTAATGATGGTGCTGGTACTGGTTTAGATAATACTGGTGTTGGCAGAGATGTTTTAAATGCTAATACTACTGGTACAAGAAATACAGCTATTGGATATGCTTCATTAAATTTAAATACAACTGGTTTTGATAATTCAGGTATTGGTTATAGTTCTTTAGCTTTAAATACAATTGGACAAGGCAATACAGCTATTGGATATGCTTCATTAAATGCAAATACAACTGGTAGCAATAATACTGCCATTGGTCGTTCTGCTTTAATAAATAATACAACTGCTGACGGAAATACAGCTATTGGTACTAATTCTTCAAGATCTAATACAACTGGTGTTAATAATAATGCAGTAGGATTAAATTCATTAAGATTTAATACTACTGGTGGCAATAATAATGCAATAGGTACAAATGCATTACAAAATAATACTACTGCAAGTGATAATACAGCTATTGGTAATAATTCTTTAAATGCAAATACAACTGGTGCAAATAATACAGCTATTGGTAGTTCTGCATTAATAACTAATACAACAGCAAGTTTTAATACAGCCATTGGTGGTAGTTCATTAAGTGCTAATACTACTGGTACACAAAATACTGCTATTGGTTATCTTTCTTTAAGTGCAAATATAACTGGTAATCAAAATGTAGCTATTGGTAATAATGCTTTACAAAATTCTACTGCAAGTCAAAATACTGCCATTGGTAGTAGTTCATTAATTACTAATACTACTGGTGCAAATAATACAGCTATTGGTAATCAATCAATGCAATTAAATACTACTGGTCAACAAAATACAGCCATTGGTAGCGGATCATTAGCTAATAACACAACTGCTAATTTTAATACTGCTATTGGTACAAGTTCATTAGGTGCAAATACTACTGGTGCGCTAAATACTGCTATTGGTGTAAATGCTGGTTTAAATAATACAAGTGGTAGTAATAACAATTATATTGGTACAAGTTCAGGTACTGGAATTACAACTGGTAGTAATAATACTATTATAGGAAATGCTGGTACATTAAGTTCAACATTATCTAATAATATTATACTTGCTGATGGAAATGGTAATATAAGATACCAATTTGATGGTACTAATAACGTATTTGGTGGAAATATCATTACACCACAAGTAAGAGCATCAACAAGTGCAGGATTAAGTATTAATGCAAATAGTGGTACACAGGTAGCTGATTTTGGTGCCGGTGGTAGTGCTAATATTACTTTCTTTGGTGGTTTAAGTGGTACAAGTGCAAGTTTTACAGGTGCAGTTCAAGGATCTGCATATAGATTAACGGGAATGACTGCTGGTAGTGGTGCATTATATTGGACAAGTGATAGAGTTACTATGGCTAATTATAATGTAGGTGGTAGTTTAACATTTGAGGTTAATGGTGGTGCAGAAGCAATGCGTATTACAAACGGCAACAATGTATTAGTAGGCAATACAATAAGTTATCATAGTGCATTATTACAAGTTGCGGGGAAGGTGTTTTATGGTTCTACGACGGGAGTTGATTATGGTGGTACGATATATGGTTGGAATGATACTTCAAGATTCCCTGCAGAAGGAGGTTTGAAGTTTCAATATTTTAACTATGACGGAAGCTCATACGCAATGAGAGACGCTATGACTATTAACGGAGTGGGTAATGTATCGATAGGTACTACAATTAATACAGGAAAGTTAAGAATGAAGCAATCTGCTGATTCACATTCAAATACTTTTACTATTGAAAACTTTGGAAATACAAATACTATTACTTTTTTAATTGGTAGTGATAATAATTTTTATTTAGGATATAATGGAACAAGCATAGGAGTAACAAATTCTTCAACCGGTATTTATACTCCATTATCGGATATAAATAAAAAGAAAGATTTTGAATTATCTACAATAGGTTTAAATGCTATTTTAGGATTAAAGCCTACTTTATTTAGAATGAAATCAGATAAAACAGAAGGTAATAAAGAATTAGGTTTTATTGCTCAAGAAGTTAAAAATTATATCCCTGAAGCATACGTTGAAAGCAAAAATTTTATAGGTTTAAATTACAACGCAATAGTTGCTGCATTAGTAAAATCAGTACAAGAACTTAAAGCAGAAATAGAAGAATTAAAAGCAAAATTTAATTAATATGAAATATTGGTACATTAATCAATTAGATTGCGTTCCACAAAACGGTGAATATACCGATTTTGTAGTTGTTGTGCATTGGGATAGAGATGCAAAAGAAACAATTAATAATGTAGAATATAGTGCAAGAATATATGGTACTCAATCATTTACAACGGATAATGTAGCTAATTTTATACCTTATGAACAATTAACTTATGATATTGTTTGTGGTTGGTTAGATAGTACATTAGACGTAGAAGCATTAGACCTTAATTTAGATACACAAATAGAAACACAAGTAAATCCACCAGTTGTGGTTTTACCTTTACCTTTCGTAAACCCTTAAAAATACATATATGGAAATTACAAAAGCATTAGAGATCATTAAAGCACTTATTGATGAATCAATCAAAAAAGGTGTTATTGGTAATATAGATACGGCAGTCCAGGTGGCAGATGCATTTGGAACTATTGTAAAAGAAATTCAAAGTAGTGTAAATGAGCAATAACGATTTAGATCATACAAGTATATCCGGAGCAATTTTAAGTGTAGGAACTTACATATTAAGCATAAATCAAATTAATATGATTGCAGGTACTTTTTTTATGCTCTTAAGCGGTATTGCTTCAATTACAACTATTATTTATAATATTAAAAAAATAAAAAAAAATGAGAAAGAGTTATAAAACTACAATATTTGGGTTATTATCGGCAGTTGGTGGTTTCTTTGCTTCAAATAGCACAGGAAAATTACAAGGTGCAGGACAAATTGTGGCTACAATCAGCACTTTTTTGTTAGGTGCATACGCACAGGATTCAAAATAATGAACAATGACAAAAAACGAAAAATACGTTTTAGGATTGTTGGGAACGGCATTAATTATATATATGTTAAGAAAAAGAATTGCAACCGCATTAAATAAAACACCTTTCGGAGCCATTAGTGATAAGATTTTTAACACTATAAGCAATTTTGAAGGGTTTTACCAAGTGCCATATTGGGATTATACCGGATATTCGGTAGGATATGGCAGTCAATATAATTGGGATGCTAAACGCCCTGTTATAAAAACGGATATTATTGATAAAGCTACTGCAAAACAATGGTTGATCAATGATGCAATGGAGGATTACCAGGTAGTTCAATCTATTGTAAAAGTGCCTGTTACCGATAATCAATTAATTGCTTTATCTTCATTAAGTTATAATATAGGCATTGGTGCTTTTCGTAATAGTACTTTACTTAAATTACTGAATGCAGGTGCCAATAAAAATGATGTGGCAAAGGAATTTGATCGTTGGGTATTTGCTGGTGGTAAAAAATTAGATGGCTTAGTTAAACGCAGAAATGCAGAAAAACAGCTATTTTTAAGTTAGAATTGTTTTTCATAATAGGTAGGTTTTATTGGTGTACGAGCCGGGTTTCTACCCGGCTTTATTTATTTACATATAAACGCTTATAATAGGCGTTTGTTTCCTTAAAATACAAATTACAATAGTGAGCTTCAATTTCCTCTAAAAAACGCATAAAACTGACCAAATTTGAGATATTTCGGTATTTCCTTACGGTACGATCATTTTCAAAAAAAACAATGGCAGTATAGAGAGTTTTAGGCATATTATAGCTTTTTAGGGTTTATGACAAAAAATTTAGTTCCTAAATAGTCCAGGCTCTTAATTTTACGAGTTACAAGCAATTTACTTAACGCCCTTAATACGGTTATTCTTTTGTATTTGGTTATTTCAATTAGATCATTCAAACAGGCTCCTTTACGATCCTGGATGATAAAATAAATTTTTTGTGTGTAATCCATAAAATACTATATTTGTTGTGAAAAAAGTTGCCGGTTTCGGTATTGAATGTTAGTAAGTATTCAATAAGCCACCCCTAAAAAGGTGGCTTTCTTTTTTTATTTTGTTAGATAATCAATATGACATTTAGCAGATACTAAAGTTTTATGGAATGAATTATCAATTCCACAAACAAATTCCCCACCAATTTCATAGATGTAATAACCTAAATAATAGATTTTTTTCATTTTTAATGATTTACAAGTTTATAAAATAAAGATTTTAAAAGTTCCCAAACAATAATGGTAATAATGATTTTCATTTTAAAATTTTAAATTGTTTTATGATATGTACTAATATTATCCAAAGCATAAATATAGATACTACGATAACAGCAAATAAAAATTTAAAAGATATAAATATAAAAAATATTAATTTTTTCATAAAAGTTAAAAAAGTTAGCATGTTTTATATTTATTGTTATGATCCTTTACTACGTATGAACTATTGATCCATATTTTCATTAATTGCTTTGCATAGGTATTAGATTCGGCAGTACGTTCCTTAATTTCATCCACAATCTCACTATATAGCATAGGACTTGACACAATTTGTCGGCATAATCTTTGCGATTCCATTGCATCCAGGTCGGATGCTTTTTTTCCTTTTTTAATTACTGATTCATTACTTACTTGTTCAAATTTACCATTAAAATTCATTAATGTAATCGGCTCAAAATCGGCATCCGATCGCATAAAGCGGGATTGCATTACAAAAGTATTATTTTCTTTATCCTTTTTAACTTCTAATGTTGATTGAGCAAAACGATCCGAATGGCTACCTATTACGCCTGTTGTATGATCGTTAGATTTATTAAAATGTAATACTGAAATAATTAATAGATCATATACTTTGGTAATTTTTTTTAACCATTTAGTAAGCATAGATGATTCAGTTTCATCATTATAATTGGTTATAAGGTCTAAAAGTCCATCCAATACTAAAACTGAACAATCCGGATTTAATTCCAAATACCTTTCAACCATTTTGATAATAGTACCGGTACCATCTTCTCTAACTTGAAACGAATCAAAATTGTTAGGAATATGGTTTAAGTCAGCAAAACTTAATATTGATTGTATGCGCTTATAATAGTCAAAATCGGATGATTCGGTATCAAACAGGCATAGCCTTTGCTTTTGTTCCGGAAGATTTATTTTCATTGTGAAAATATCGTATGGTACAAATGCAGAGGCTATGCAAGAATTTAAAAAACTTGATTTTCCTGCTTTAGGCAATCCACCAAAAATTACATAGGCTTGTGTTGATCCTACCGATTTACCACCAATACGCAAAATTACATTTTCTTTATCGGGTATATGGTCGGGTTTATATTTTCTAAGTTCAAGTAATTGTTCAATGGATGGTTTTTGAATGTTAGTATTTTTATCCATTTAACAATTTTCAAACATAGCACAAACAACAAAAGCAAATATTAATATAACAATTGCTTGAAAATTATGATTGAATAAGGTTTGGTTTGGTTTCTTTTTCATTTAGTAAGTTTTTTTGGGTTTCTTCTAATTTTTCTAAAAATTTTATTGCATCTTCAATTGAAACTTTGATCAAGGTTTCCGGAAGCATATTATCCTTATAAATTGCTTTGTAAATTTCCAATGCAAAATATTCAAGTTTAGTTAATCCATTGCCCGGAAATCCTAATGATCCGAATTTATCCTGTATAGGCATTGTTGTAAACGCATTACTAATTAAATTTTTCATAGGTGTTTAAGTTTAAATTTTAAAGATTCTTCATCTCTCTTTAATTGCTCAATGCTATCCACAATCAAATTTCTAATTTCCAGTTCTAATTGAAAAGGAAAAATAAATTGATCCAGGATAACAAATTCCTGTTTGAGATCTTTGTGAGCTTCAAACATAATCCTAATGTTGTTCCAATTTTTAAGAGATTGCAATTGATCCAATACGTGTATTCGTTTTTGGATTCTCATAATGTCCAGGAGTGTATGCTCCTGCAAAGTTGAATTTGC